TAAACAAAACGTGCTTTTGATTGTCAAAGAGTGAAATCAAAAGCACGTAGCACAGTTCCTGTGCATCACAAAAAATCAACAAGCCGGCGCTAAAGCTTTATTTATTTATTTGTGATGCAAATATAAATACTCACCGTTTTTTCATAGTAGTCATGATGCACGCATCACCCAAATAAGCTCAGATCCCCTGCATAGGATAAGGATCTGAGTCCAGACTAGCCAGTGATTGGATCTGGTATCGGTTCAGACCCAGCCCGTAAAGCGTTGTACGCTCGGGTCTCGTGCCGATTCACGTAAAAATAATCGCACAGGTGCTTGCCTTATATTACCTGATACGGTACTATGTCGTTCGACGCCGCGCCCTTCGTCGCGGACCAGAACCCAACCATGGAGCAAGTCGTTAACGCTGCGCAAGTGCACGCGGACGCGACCCTCGCCGCCCACATCCAGCGCACCGAAGCGCTCAAGAAACGCATCGCGCCGACTTCCGTCGACCCGGGCCCGGCGGGACCCGGCTTCGAGGCGCCTGCGGCGCCTGCTGCAAAGAAAATCAAGGTGAGTTCAATCACAAAGAACGAGCTTGTGATCAAGCTCCAGAACATTGTGATCAACAAATACATCACCGATGCACCCGCTGACTGGGTGATCGATGAGATCCTCGAGCTCGTCGAGGAAGTGCAGAAGTCTTGAATTATGTAGACCTGCGACACAAATTGCGTAGGTATCGCAGGTCTACTGACTGGAGGTAATACTATAACCACTGTATACAGTGGTTTCTCCAGTCAGTTTGGTAACTTTCTTTTGCCTTCCCTAGCCTTCCCACCAGGGCCCGCAATCAAGACGCTGGTGTTTCACACTCAACAACCCGACCATGGACGGTGACGCCCTGGCGGCGACACTGGGTCTACGGTCTACGGTCTACTGCTTCCAGAAAGAAGAGGGTGCCTCCGGCACCCCCCACTTTCAGGGGTGCTTTCAACTAAAATCTGCAAGCTATTTTCCCATTGTTGTGAAAATTGTCGAGGGCTGGCACCTCGAGCCGTGCAAGGACTGGAACGCCTCGCTACTGTACTGTTCCAAAGACGAAGGCCGCATCGGCGGCCCTTGGCTCTTCGGCACAGAGCTACCGGAGCCAGCTGTGGCTCCGTACGTGTTCAAGCTAGAGACACTGCGCCCTTGGCAGAGCGAGGTACTCGAGCTACTCAAAAGTGATCCTGATGATCGCAAAATTCACTGGTACTATGACGCGGTGGGAGGCATGGGCAAGACGTCGCTCGCCAAGCACATTGTGTGCAATCTCTCCCCCGCAATCTACGTGCAAGGCAAATCTGCGGACATCAAGTCGGCTATCGCCGTAACAAAGAAAAAGCCGCGCATAGTGCTGTTCGGCTTGCCAAGGTCGCTCGAGGACTTCGTCTCGTACGAGGCAATCGAATCGTGCAAGGACGGCATCTTCTTCTCGGGTAAGTACGAATCTGGCATGGTCATCTTCAAACCCCCACATGTCATCATCTTCGCCAACTTCATGCCGGACACGGCAAAGCTGTCAGCTGATAGGTGGGAAATACACAACATGTCACCAGAGTTCACACACGAGTCTAAAATACTTGAACAATAGGTCTACATTCAGAATTTTAACCTAACCCCCTAGACGGTGACAAGGTTACCTAACTCAGCGGGTTGTGTTACCTAACTCAATGCATGTAGTCTTGACGAAACATCGGGTAGGCCCGATGAGCGACCTTAGGTGTACCGTGCCCGTATACACCTGGGCGCAAATAGTCATTACCCGTCATGACACGAAAACGGTGTGCAAGCAGTAGCATGTACTGCTTGGCAGCGCGAACGTTGGTACGTGCGCCTTCCTTATGAGCAATGGCAGCTTCCTTCATCTCTCGACGATGGGCATCCTCTCCAAATGCTGCTATCTCAGCACGTTGTCGGTCAACTTCTTGTATGGCTACAAGATAATCCATCTCACGATCGCGAAGACGCAGACGAGCTGCAGTCATTTCAGCTGCGATATAAGGTCGAAGCCCACCGACCATGGCTTGCTGCGCAGCTTCACGGGTCCGAGCCTGACGTTCCCGTACTTCCTCAGGAAGCTGGAAACGAGCCATGCCACGGGTCGGTTGCGAAGGAGGCTCGAAAAACGAAACATTGCGTGAACGTTTCATAGTACGAGTTTGTCAAAAGGGTGAAAACTCGTAGAACATACTGTTCAGACGCTCTTGATTGTCAAGGAGTGAAACCAAAACCGTCTGAATATGGCGCGTGGTAAGGCGGTGACTGTGAATGTTCGCATGCCGAGGAATGCTCGGGGCAAGAAGCGAAGCCGGCGGGGGCCTTATCAGTCGCTTAAGTCAACCGGGTGGCGGCGTGGTACGCCGGAATCCATTGCCCAGTTCGGTGCTACGTACCGCCAGGCAACGCCCGACCAGCTTGCTATGCGACGCAACTGGAACTACACGGGCAATGGCTCGTACCGTGGCCGAGGTGGGTTTTTCGGAAGTATTTGGAATAAAGCCAAAGAAATTTACATGAGCCCAGCGGGTCAACTCATACGTACCGGTGTGGGTACTGGTCTACGCGCCGGTCTCCTTGGCCCCACAGGTCAAATGATTGGCGCAGGTATGGCGGCCACTGGTATCGGTGATTACGATGTTTCCTCAGGCCAGGCGCCTGTGGTAACTAACGACATCGTGGACGGTGGTGTTGGTCAGGGTGTTCCTTCTTTTGGCCCTAGCGGGGCTAACACCGTGACAATCACACACAAGGAATATATCTGCGATATCTTCGGACCAGAAAATGCAGGTACATTCGCTAACCAAGTGTTTTCTTTGAACCCTGCTTTGCAGACCACGTTCCCGTGGCTGTCGCAGGTGGCAGCAAACTACGATGAATACACTTTCGGTCAGCTTATGTTCACCTTCCGGTCCACTGTGACGGACTTCGTCGCACAGAACGGTCAAGTGGGTACTGTTATCCTGGCAACGCAGTATAACGCCGAAGACACGCCTTTCGCATCTAAGCAGGATGCAATGGAATACGACGGCGCTGTGAGCGGCAAGTGCTCACAGGAAATCATCGCTGGTGTCGAATGCGACCCAGCTCAGAACAGCGGTTCTTACGGCAAATACACACGGGCAGGGCCCGTGCCGCAAGGCCAAGATGTTAAGACTTACGACTTGGGCAATCTTAACGTGGCTGTCTCAAATACTCCTGCTGCTTTCAGCAACCAGGCACTTGGTGAACTTTGGGTGAGCTACACTGTCCAGTTGCGTAAGCCCAAGTTCTTCGTGACGAGGGGCCTGTCACTGCCAACTGATATTTTTGTGGCAAAGGGTGCACCGGCAACTTTCGGTCTGATGACGCTGGGCGAGGGTCAACAGAACCGTATTGGGTGTAAGCTTGTTACTGAATGGCAGTCTGGTGGAACCAGCTACCCACAGAACAACGATAAGTTGTATCTGGTGCTGCCACAGTACTTCAGTGGTGATATCGATCTGAGAATTAATTCCACTATGGCTTCAGGTACTGTAGCACCGTATGTTACTACATTCAGTAACAACGGCACAGGTCTGTCACTTATCAAAGATATCTTCCAAGGTCAGACTTGGACAGATAGGTACGGCAACTCAAACGGCGCAACGCCGCCGACAAGCGTCGCAGTTGGTTTCCACTTCCGTGTAACGTCGCCTACTACAGCACAGACGACTACAGCAGAAGACAACGTGATAACTATCACTGGCGGTGCAGGCGCAACACTAGTGTCTTCTCAGGTCACTGTGCAGGTTTACAACAGTGGAATGAACTACTCACGGCTGGACCAGCCAGTGATTGCTAATGCAGCCACTGGCCTCACTGAGGCGTGGCCGTAATTCAATATTAACGATAACCTCTCTTCCCCCTCTTAGTCGGGGGACACTGAGGCACACTAATAAAACCTAACGCAGTCTGCGGAGGCGCAACCTGCTTACGCTTTTTAGCTTTAGGTGTAAAATAACCAGATGCAGCTAAGCCGACAATAGCATCCAACGCCGTAACGTTGACATAGCCAGTATTCGACCGTCGCTTCCTACTAGAAGTCATCTGCTTATCAAGCTGCGCATAAAGCGCAGCAGGCGCTAACGCACTAGCAACAGAAACAAGAGCGCCGCTATCACTATCAGCGACACGACGCCGCTTAACAGCGGAACCAGATAGTGTGCCGTCATCAAATTCCATTGCTAGTGCTGTTTGCAAGTGCGCGAGTTATGACCGATTTGAAAACAAATTCGGCAACGCTTTCGCTTATCTCCCACCACAGACTCGGACACGGCCGAGGAGGAGGTGGGGGAGGGCACAGACTCGGCAAAGCGGACTTTCCGAGCTGATGCAAAAAGACGACGAAGACCGGTAGGCACAGAGACAACGCGATCCGTCGTATAGGGTACAATACCATATAGGGGTCCTTCGCCCCAAATGTTATTAGAATTTAAGTCCACGTGACGCCACGCAGACATAAACAAAACGTGCTTTTGATTGTCAAAGAGTGAAATCAAAAGCACGTAGCACAG